AATTCATCAATTTCTGATTGAATTTTATTGTTCTGATTGATAGCATCTTCATTTTCTTTATACTTTTCTATCTGAATATCTATGTTACCAATTTCATCTTGTATCTTTTTCTGTTCTTCTTTTGCAGAAAATATCTGTTTTTCTACCGAATATATCTGTTTCTCATATTTGAAAGCACTATTTTCAAGAGAATGTAATTTTTCTAATTCAGAATAAACGGATGAATTTTTTGTAAATTCCTCGTTCAAATCATTTATTTCAAATATCAATTCATCTCTGTCTTGTTCAAATCCCCAAATCTGTGATTTAGCGTGTTCTGCATCTTTGACAAAAACATTATTTACACAGAACTGGCAGTTTGGATCATACTCATGATCTTTCAAATTATCAATTTTATCTTGACAATGTTGAACTTTTAACTTAACACTACGCAAATCAGCTTCAAGTTCTGTTATTCGGTTACGAACAATGTCAATCCTTTCTTTCTTTTTCATAAGAGTTTCTTTATCAAACTCTTTTGATAAACCAATATACTTTTCATGTGATGTTTTTGCATCACCCAATTCATCTTCTAATGACTTTATTTCATTTATTAAATCATTACCTTTTCTATCTAATAAATATCTCTTATCTAATAATGATTGGACAGATTTGGAAGAAAAATTGTCTGCAATTGGAATTAGTTTTTTATTTAATTCGGAAATCAAAACCGTTAATTTTTCAATTTTTTTCTCAATATAGTCCTTCTGGTCAGTTGTTTCTTCTAAAAGTATTGTATTTGCCTTATGAATGCCAATAGCATTTGCTAATTTCGTTGAATGGTCTTGTTTCTTAAACTCCTTGACTAATGCCTGCAGTCCCTTTACTTCATCCGTAGCAATAGAATTTAATTCCTCGAACAAATTTAAGTCAAAGAATTGTGCCAACAAATCCTTTCTATCCTTTTGTGCCTTGTCTACAAAGTTTGTATTATTACCTTGTAATGACATTGCAGTTAGAACAAAATCGTCATAGGTTCCAATATACTTCCGTATGGCGTAATTAGTTCCATCACGGTCTTCACCGTTTAGTGACACCAAATCACCATTTTCTTCATACCAAAAATCTACATTAACTTTAACATTACCTTTCTTCTCTTTTGTAGCAACTCTCTTTATGTAAAAGTTTTTTTCACCAATCATAAAATGTAGTTTACATTGAAAGTTATCCTTCTTATTGTTCAGAACTTGTGCCGCCTTAAATGTTCTTGAACATTTATCAAATAGACAAAACATGATTGCATCAAGAACAGAAGACTTGCCACTTGCATTTGGAGCAAACAATCCATACACCCCATTCATTCCATTGAAATGTATTCTGTTACCCTTACCGTATGAAAACATATTTTCAAATTCAAATGAAATAGGTTTCCATATAAGATTACGAACAACATCACTCTCTGATAACTTTGTATTTACATTTCGGTTTATACCTCTAATCTTTTCAAGTATATCATCTGTTACCGTAAACTTGTCATTTACATAATCCGTAATCAATTTGTTTTGATATTCTACATCACGAATTTTACCAATTGGATTTACTTTTGTTTGAACATTGCCATTACTTGAACCAACAAGGTGTTGTGTTCTAATATCTATAATATTGGTTAATGACTTTAATTCAGTCATTATTTGATTTACTTCGGAATGTGGTGTGTTGGTTATACGCAAACGAATTGAATTATTTTTTGTCCACTTTGTTGGCAACTTTTTAATTTTACCGTTTTCAACATCAATCGTATGATAAGACCAATCATTTTCAATTTCAATAAACTTTGATTTCTTATTTTTAATATCCCATTCAATTATACCATGAACTAATCCTTCACCATAGTTTTGTTGTATGAGTGAACCGGCATATGCAAACTTTCCATCAACATCAAGGTATTGGAACTTGTGAATATCGCCAAACATTCCATAGTCGAATCCATCGAACATTTCAATCTTAACATCATTATGTTTCATAAGAACACCAGTATCGGTTGATGCTCTATCAACAGGTCCGTGATACAATACTATTTTTGTTCTGTTACCTTCTATATCTTTTGCCAAAATAAAATCTTTTGGATTTTCATAAACCGAGTTAAGAACAAAATCAACATTTTGTAAATAGTATACTCCACTATGTTTCAAATAAAATAGTTGATTTTTTTCATCAGTTAATAATGAAACAATAGGTGAAAGTGCATCCATTCTACTCATATTATTTAAGTTACAATCGTGATTACCTGCAATCAAAATTGTTGGTGCAATTCTTGAAATTGTATCAAGAAATTCTGTAACCATTTCTACAAGTTCCGGTGTCATATCTGTTTTTGCATGAACAATATCACCGGCAAGATATATGATTGTGTTTTTATTTTCAGCAACTTTACTTCTACAAACATCATAAAGTTTTTTGAATACACTACGATATTCTTCATGTCTTTTTAGATTACGAATATGAATATCTGATATATGCAATATCTTTTCAACTTCACTAATAGCAAATGACCATAATGTTTCTTTAAGCATACAATATCCTTTGTTTAATTATTTCATAACTGTCTGTTGGTGGTGTAACCGATTTCAAACTTGAAAAATCTTTGAAACCCATTTCATTTATATCTTTACTTTCCATTTGAACTATCGAAACATTTATACCTTCTGAAATTAGAGAAGAAGATATTTTTATAGAATCGGAATAAGCATCGTTATCAAGTGCAACAATTATCTTTGGTGGTTTACGCAACAAAATTCTCTCTCGAAGTTTTGGTTGAATTATTTTGCCGAATAGTGGAACCGCATTATATCTTGCAGTAATTGCATCAAATACACCTTCAACAAGTGTAACTGGTTCATCCCAATCGATAAAACAATCAAATCCAATAACATCCTTACTCCACTTTGGATTTTTATATTTTAGGACATCTTCTTCAAAGATAGAACGAGAAACAAAAAAGTTTAGGTTGAAGTTTTCATCATAGGATGGAACAATAATTCTGCCAGAGTAACTACCATTAGGGCAATAACCAATCCCATAACGCAATATATCTGTTCTACCAATTCCTCTTGATTTCAAGTAACCTAATGCTTGTTTCATTTGCATCTTTACTTGAATATCTTTTATCTTTGGAAACTCATATAATTTGATAAATTCTTTCGGTAAAACCAATTCTTCTTTTGTTTGGGTTTTATTTTTGATGTATAGGTTTTTTGTTTTTAGGATTTTATTTAGGTCATCTAGGTATTGTTTACCAGCTTTTACTTTTTTGAATAGTGAAACTATACTTCTACCTTTAGCATTACTAACCCAACAATGCCATGGATTCTCACCGTTATTGTTTACGGTCAAATCTATTTCAAGTTTTGGTTTGTAATGACTAATGAATGGTGAGAAAAACGAATAATTGTTGCCAGATGTTTTTCTACCTTTACCGAGAACTTTCTCAATAAGAGATAATAAATCGTAGTTTATCATAACCACACTTTACGGAAAATAATACTTGTAACAAATATACGAAAAATTTGTCACAATTACAAGCATTCTTTCAACCATTCCTCTGGTATTTCTTTCTTTGCCCAACGCCACCCTTTCTTATCACAGTATTGAGCATAGGTTGTTTTGCTACCTTTGTATAATTTTGCATTTGGATTTTGAAATACAAAACGAATATCTATACCAGGATATTGTTGGAATATCAAATCAAATTTTAATCGGTCTGTCTTTACCCATCTACCCTTTGTTTCAACATACATTTTACCGCCAACTATTTTGTTTAGAACAAAATCTGGTGTGTAATTATGTTTAGTTTCTGGTTGTATGTAGGATATTTTTTCACTTTCGTAGCTGAATGATTTGTTTTGTTCTTTCAACATATCATTTACATTATCTTCCAAACCACTACGAAACCCATGTTTTATTGCAACTTGATTTCTACGCATTACATATCAAACCTTACAATAACATTCATATCAACATCGTCTCTTTTTTCCAATGGATTTGCCAATTTTGCAATGGCAACCAAATCTCTATTATCGTTATACAAACCAATAGTTGTTATGTATGGATTAAAATATGATGATGTTACATAATTTTCTAATTGATCATTTTGATTAAATTTATCAGTTCTAACGGAAGAATTTTGTGTAAAATTAAATTCATGCTTACGTATTTTACATATGATTTCATATTGATAAAGTGTTGTTGTACTTCTAAAATATCCTTCAAAACCATTTTCTATTCCAGCATAATCAAAATTTCCAGTTGAACCTAAAAATGCATTTTTATATTTTGGTCTTGGATCAGATACAACAATCATACCATGTCCATAAAAAACATTACCAACTCTAGATGTTTGGTAGGCATATCCTGTGTCATAACTATTGTCATATAGATATGTTATTTTATCAGCAGGAATTGCACTACTATAAATTCTTATTTCATCTAAATTACCAGTAAAGGCATCGTTTTGTGTTTCAGAAAGTCCATTACCACCAATATAAAAATAATTTTCATTTTTTATATTATCTATTGATGAACTAAAATTAAATTCAGAATCAAGTGTCCCATCTATCCAAATTTGATATTTACTTCCTGTTTTTTGACAAACTGCATGATGCCATGTATTTTTTGATAGTGTGCTGGAAGTTACTTCTGCTATTTGTCCATATCCAGATTGTTTAAATGTTAATTTATTTGGAATTGGCGATGTGTCATTATTAAAATAAATTTCAAATGGATAATTTACAGATAAACTTTCTTCATCATTAAATGAGTGTGGTAATGTTTCATCCAAATTGTTATTTATCCTGTAAACTTTTTTTACAGAATTTTTACAAAAAATATGATTTATAGTGCTATTTTCTAAAATTTGTTTTGTTGGTAATTTAAACCAAAAACTAAATGCAAAATCACTATTGCTTCCAAAATTAAACTTATTGTGGTTTTCCACTTTAAAATGTGAACCACTCATAAATGCAGATACGCCAGTTGGTGTTGTGTCACCGGAAACGGTTATTCCTGGTTGATATTCTATTTTTTTTAATTCATAAATATTAACATCATTATGCAAGGCGGAAGCATCTAAAACATAAGGCAATTTTTTATTTTTTACACCGTATTCTCTATATTTTTCATTAAATCCAACATACAACAAAAGATTTTTATTATCAACAAATTTTGTTTCATCAAATGCAGTATCACGTAAGTTACCTAAACCATCATCTATTAAAGTATATTCATCACTTCCTGTTAAACTATAATTGTATAATTTTACAGATTTCTTTTTTATACCTTCGCCGAAAACATTAACTGGTATAGTCATTAAAGATGACGATTCTGCCAAGTAAGTTATTATTTCATCATCGGTTATGACTGCAGGAATTTTATCTTTTTTGTAGTCTGTATAATAATTGTGATCTAAGTAATACCATAAAATTTTTGGATCCAAACTCTGTGTAGTGAATGTTCTTTCATACATAGAAGATGATATAGTAATAACATTTCCAAAATATTTATGATTTTCTGGATATAAAGCACGATAATTGTTTATTCCAAAATTTTTGTAAAAATAATACTCGGAATCATTTGTTCTAAATTCCCAAAGTTTGTTTGCCTCAAATGTTTTAACCGTATAATCACCGGATTTCAATTGTTTGAAACATAAATTTAAACTATTTCCAATTTGAAAAGACATTTAATTTAACCTTAATCTTACTTGAAATATCAATTCTTTATTAGAATCTTTTAATAATGGTTTTGGTAATTTACCAACGGCAATTAAATTAAATTGATCATCATATAAACCTATTGAACTAATATAAGTTCTTGGGTTATCTATAAAATTATGATGTTTTAATTCATTGTAACTACCAGTAAGATAGGTGTAATTATTTGAATAATTAAATTCTAAAACATCCGTCTTACAAAAATATGTTTGTGTTTTAACTTCCTCGCTTGTTCTTGCATACCAAGATCCAGTAACATTTCTATTTAATGTTGTATTACATGATGCACTTATAGATGTAAAAAACTTTTGTATATTATCGCCAGAAATAGAGGCGGTGACTGTATTTAATGAACACGATTGATCTAAAACTACACCATCAAAAATAATAATACCTTTTTTTGGAAATACAATTCCCCAAGCATCATCACTAGAGTCCCCATATATTCCATCATTTATTGATCCAGAAACAAGATAATAATATTCTTTTATTTCTCTGTTCAAAGTTTTTAAATCTTTATCATCTCCAGAATCATCTATTAGTGTATACATTATACTAGAACTATTATCTGGATAAAAATTACTTCCAGTATTAAATAATTGATTTTTACTAGAAGAAATAGGTGCAAGAGTTATTTGTATATTTCCAGGATCTATCATTTCTGGAAATAATTTTGTATTAAAATTTACGGCATAAAAATAATCACCATTTTTACCATTCTTAAAAGGAATTTTTCCACCTATTTTATCAAAATATTCCATCAAATAATTTTTGTATATTATTTTTGCAGGATATTGTGTTGTCCATTTATCTATTATATTTTTTGATCCAGAACCAGATACATGACCGTATGTTATATCGAATTGATAATTTGAATTTGCTTCAGTATCGGGCTTATCCAATACTCTTAAATAAAAATTTGACCATGATGTATCTGAACTCGTATGAAAAGTATTTAGCTTTTCACCTGCACATTTGAATAAACCACGTGAACGATAGTATGTATATTCCCTAGATACAGAATATTCAGTAATGTCTTTGTATACCTGTGAAATGCCATCGTAATTAAAAATCTGTGGTATAGATGTATCACCATTTGGTTGTAAAACCATTTGATAAAGATCAAAACTAACTCTATTATTATTTACCAATACACGAATTTGACTTGCATCTGGATATCCACCTGCTTTTTGAAATTCAATATACGATTTCAATAATGAAAGTAATTGTCTGTTTATATTAAGACTTAACTTTTTCATGTTTAATCTGTGATAAATTCAGAGAATATTATTGGAATGTTAGCGATAGAATTTATTAAATTTGATAATCTGTTCCTCTCGTTTATTAAAGCATCTCTAACTGCCTGTGTAATGTTTGGAACTGAATCTGGATCCAAAATGAACGGTAATTTTTTTACACTTTGAGGTAATGCAACGTTTATCAAATTATTTAAATATTCATCGCAATCGGTAATTAAATCCAATTGATAGTTTGCAAGAACATTGGAATTTTGAGAATTTTTTGTTATATTAAATAACGAAGAATTTATCATACCTTCATCGTCTACATCTAAAATTTTTTTAAATAATTCTATTGCAAAAATATTGTCTTCACCAACATCTATTACTGCTGGGTAATCACCTATAAGTGATCCAGAAAGTATTGATAGAATTTGTGTTTCCGTTATCATATTACCAATTTAATCTTATTTTTATTAAAACATCGTTTTCTTTTGTTTTCTTTATTGGTTTGCTCAATTTTGCAATAGCAAGCAATTCTTGTCTATTATTGTATAAACCAACTGTTGTAATATATGTAGTTGGATGTTGGACAAAACATTGATTTTTTATTTTTCCTCTTTCCAAATCATATTCCTGACCATATACATAAGTTGGATTTGTTGTATAATTTGCATCAGATGACGGTATTCTTACAAAATAATGATTGGTTGTTTTTTGTCTAACATTTCTAGCTTTCATAGGTTTACCCAATGATGCTGCACCACTTATTGATGTATGTATTTTCCAAGAATTATCACCTGCAATATTACTTCCAGTAACAGAATTGAATGTTAAGTAAGAATTTAATTTAGAACCGTCAAGAACTACTATGCCCAAATTTGGATAAACCAATCCGTATGTTGTGTAATTTACGTTTGTTAGTGGAGTTCCTGCACCGACTGAATTTACTCCTGTATTCAAAGAACCACTAACTATATGATACGAATACATTGGATCATCCATGGTACAATCATATCCAGTATCAAATTGACTTGAATTATCTATCAATGTTAATATTGTTGGATTTGATCCAGATATTTCAACTTTACTACCGGTGTTTTCGATATTAACTTTACCACTACCAGACAAAGCAGCAAGATTTATTTCAAAATTTCCGGTATCTAATTTATCACTTAATCCGTCTCTGTAAAAATTTATGATATAAACATCGTCTGATTGATTTACAGATCCGGCATTGTAAAATGTAAATTTAGTTTCATGTGGATCCAATGTCAATAATCTATACTGTGAATAAATTGCCCTAGAAGGACTGTCATTTGATTCATACCCACTTGAAAGAGATCCGGAACCATTTTTGTGTCCATAAGCAACTGCAAAATATGCTGTTTTTTTACAACTATCGCAATCAGTAATTTCATAGTAATAATCTTTTGATGCACTACTTTGAGTGGATCCAGTATAATAACATTCCAATGATTGTGATGTATTAAACAATCCACGAATAACTCTTTTTCTTAATCCAGGTAAAATATCAGTTCCATATAAAAATGGATGACGATGTTTTCCATCGTATGACGCACCAAAACAATCTAATTTTTCTCTACGATTTCCGGTTAAGCTTTGTCCTTGTTGTAGTTGTAATAATCCATTAAGTGATGGTGGTATTCTTGGATCAACTATTTTCTTTTGAGTTTCTGATAACTGAAATACTAAATCGCCTGTCAAAGGATCCTTATATTCAATATCCTCAAAAACAATATAATTTGTCAGTATTTCAACTTCATCACATCCACAAGGATTATCAGGATCAGTTACCCAATTGTATTCTGGAAATTCAGAATAATTACATTCTAAACTTGGACTAAATGTTATTTTGCTATATCTATCAAAACCAGAATTGATTACTTCTTGTTCAACATCTATTTTTGTATAAAAATATCCATTGTATAATGAGCCAGTTAATATATCAAATTTTCCGTCTGATTTTCTTGATGGACTATAACCCATTTTTGATAAAGTAATAAGCATAAATTTATATTCATTACTATTCGGTCCCAATCTGTATGATAATTCTATTTTACCGTTTGCAGTATAACAATATAATCTATACGGTGCCTTTCTTCTTCTCTTTAATCTCCATGCCCATCTTTCTTTTTCACCAGTTAAACACGCATTATTCTCAACTTTTACTATTGGTGCCACACCTGCTTGTCTATCGCCATACCATCCTGGAAGTGGTATAAATGGTGATAAAAATTGTCTTATTCCAGATACCCTTGCAGTATCTCCATTATTTTGTGCAATAAAATATTCACTTAACAATTGATTTGCATTTACGTAAGTTTGATCTATTGTAGTTGCCTTTCCTTTTACTATATCATAATCTTCAAATACAGTTTCGTCACTAAAAGGAAAACTTGTATCTACTTCAACAAACCAATTTTCAAAATTAGAACAAGGATCTCCAGGTTTAATATTTGCAGATAAAGTTACTCTGCCGTAACCAGGAACGTCTTCGGTTCTTTCAATAACTCCTTCTGTTTGATTTATGTCTACACCACCTATTAAATTATCACATTGTGATACTGTGGCATTCCTGAAACCAATACCAACCGCTGGCAATAATGCAGTAGGAGTTGTTCTACCATCATTTATTTCACTAAATGGTGTTTGTGAATTTGTGACAAGTTCTGTGCTTAAACTCGAAACTAAACTGTTAAAGGTATATTGTAAACTTGAATTTTTAGATGCCATTAAGAAAAAGTTTTCTAAAAATGATTGTCCAATATTTTCTTGTCTAGTTGCTTCTTGCCACCAATTAAAAGTTCCGTAATTATAGTTTCTCAAAGACATTGGTATTTTTGCAACGCTATTTATAGCATCTAACCAATTTTGTTTTCTTGTTAGAAATGGCATTTGACACATAGTAGGACCAAATTCTTCTACGAATCCGGTTGTCATGTATGGTAAAGAATCTCTTAAAACTTCATAATATGTCTTTGAATTTGGATTATTTGGATCAGTCTGTAAACTCAATCCATTTGATATTTCAAAAATTACGTCACGTAAATCGTAGTAATAACTATAATGAATCTTCCCAATAGAACGTTGAAGTCCAGGTATATCTTTTTCACCATAAATTTTTCTACCATCTTCTGCTGTTTTGCCGTCACATGGCATTATTTCCCAAAATAATTTTGCATTTACGGTTTTATTAAAAACTTCTATCGGTGCTGCATTTGGATTTTTGTAACAACATTTTAATAAAGTTATACTCAATCTTGGTGCACTATTTATTTGAAAACCATACCATTGACGAGTTGATTGATTTGGGTTTAATACTTGTTCTACTTTAAAACTGTATTTTGCATCCAATGAACAAACATTAAAATTTTGTCCAGCATTTATTACTAAACCACCAGTTCCACCAGTTGCACTGGTTAGAGTGGGTGGTAGAGTAATAGAAGTTTGTGGTGATAATGTATTTCTCAATCTTTTATATGCCAAAGCAGATGGTGTTCCAACTGAATTTACATTTCCTAAATCTTTAAGAAATGCATAAGAACCATCGTCATCGGAATATTCATATGCAAACCACTTTGGATTTTTACTATTTAAAAATAATTTTGGAGTAGAAAATCCTGCAAATATAGGATTTGAATTTGATTCATTTGTCCATTGAAAAAAATCTTTTCTTGGAGATTGTCCAGATGTTTGGGTAAAATAAGTCTGATATACATCCAGTAAAAATAAAAACTCATTAGCAATATCACCTTCTTTTAATTTATTTGCTCGAAGATCATCTGGAAGTGTAAATGCATCTTCTAATAGATTACTTCTATATGCTAAAATTTCTTGATAAATCGAATCTATGTTCTCACGTCTTTGTATTCGCTGAATAGCCGAGTTTATTTGGGACAGAAAAAAATCTGGGAACAAATCTTCCATATTTTACCTTAATAGTCAAGTTTAACTTTAATAACTAATTCTCTATCAAAAGATTTTTGAATAGGTTTACTTAATTTAGCAACAGCCAATAAATTTGAATTGTTGTCATACAAACCAACGGTAGTTACATATACTTTTGGATCCAGTATCATACTTTGATATTTTAATGCATTACTTCCAGTAAAGAAACTTTGATTGTTTGTATAATTGTATTCATCTGAAAACAATCTTACGAAATAATATGTGGATGAAACCACTTCACTTGTTCTACCTTCAAATGAATATGATGCAGAATTGTAAGACATAGCTCCACTTATGGAAGTAAATGCTCGAAGTGAATTATTATCTCCAAAAAGACTTCCAGTGTAGCTTTCACTTGTTCCCGGAACTCTACTTCTTGAAGTAAAAAATGAAGCAGATGCATCAAGTGCCTTACCGTTCAATATGATAATGCCATGGTCTGGATAATACAAACCCCAAGGAGTATTTGAATATGTTCCAGTGTATTTACCATCAATAATACTTCCACTAACAACATTAAATACACGTCCACCTTGAACACTTAATTCAGTTGTGGTTGCAGTAGAATCATCAATTAGGGTTATTACATCATTATTGGAACCAATATTTATTCCACCCAAAGAATTTAATTTGCCAAGTGACAGTTGCCAAGTATTGGTGTCCATTCTATCTTTATATCTGGAACGGTTTACATTGACAACATAAATATATTCTGATGTTTCTGATGTTGTTCCATTTGTAAATTCAAACAAACTTACACCGGTTGGTAATAACATTTGTTTATATTGTGAGTATATTGCTTGGGTTGGGTAATCATAGTCTTGTATACCATATGAGCCAGTAGATGATCCACTTCCTTTGGAATCACCATAAGCAACACTAAATTGAACTTCTGCATTTGGAAATATTGATTGACTGTTATACACTTCATAATAATACCTTTTTGATCCATCAGATTGATCAGACGAAGTAAACGTTGTGTATAATGTAGTTGAATTACCAGACCATAATGGAGCAGATACCAATTCTCGTCTATTTCTACCTATAGCATCTGGTGTAAAAGATTTAAAAACAAAAGGTGTAACAGCCATAACAATCAATACTCCAATTTTATAGTAATAGATAGTTCGTCTTTTGATGTTTTTTTCAATGGTTTACTCATTTTAGCAACAGCAAGTAAATTGTAAGCATCATCATATAAACCAATAGCAGAAACAAAGGTTTTTGGATTATCTACAAATTTTACATTTTTAATTTTACCTTTATTCAGTCCTTCTTCTTGGTTTATGAATGTTGGATTTGATGTATAGTTTGCATCACCAATAGGAACTCTTACATAATAATATTCTTCATTTTTTATATCAATAGCCCTAGCAGTAAACCCAACCGATTTAACTGAAGCCGCACCACTTATAGCAGTAAATAATTTGTAAGAATTATCCCCATTTATATTACTACCAGTTACGGTGTTGAATGATGCGGATTGATCTAGTGAGTGAGCAGATATAATTATTACACCCTGACTTGGATAAACTTTTCCATAATAATGTGGATTAGATGGATTGTATATTCCGTCTTGTAAACTTCCACTAACTAGATTTCTTGAAATTGAAAAATATCTAGATTCTTCAATTAAATCGCTTTGGTCACCAGAATCATCAATCAATGTTATTACGATTGGATTAGATCCAGATATTTCAACTTTACTACCGGTATGTTCTGCGTTTACTTTTCCACTACCAGATAAAGCAGCAATATTTATTTCAAAGTTACCAGGATCCAATTTATCACCGTATTTTTCACGATTTATATTTATCGCATAAAAATCTTCAACTGGTGTAGTTTCACCTTTTAGTATAATACCGGCTTCATCACCATCAAGACAAGTTAATTTATATTGTGAATATATTGCTCTAGTTGATGTATCATCCAAATTACCACCTTCATTCATAGATCCGGAACCACTAACATGACCATATGTAACAGAAAACATATTATCATCTGTGCATGAAAGGGATGCAGAACCCCATACTTCATAATAATATTCTTGTGAATCTGTTGATTGATTTGAACTTGTAAAAAATGTTAGAAGTTCTGCAAGATTAGTATTCCAAATACCTCTAGTATAACTTGTAGTTGTAATTTGACCAGGTGTATGTGTAACCGAGTAATATGTTCTTCCCGGTGGTAAAAGTTGAGCCATAATGTATACCTATAACTAAAATAATGTAATAAAAAATACTTTGAGTTAAATTAAATCATAGTATATGAAATTGGAACAACAAGTCTTGAACCATATTGAATATTTGTTATGATAATTTTTGTAGATTTACCATTTAAAGTTGCTGCTGGCCATGCACCACCCGCACCTTCAGGTACTCCAATGTATAGAATAATAGGTGAACTTGCTTGTGTCTGACCTACATTCCAATTTAGAGTTTTTCCAGTTGCAATTGGAGCAGAACTAGTTGCATTTGCAACCTTTATTATATTAAAATATGTTGAATCTAAAAGAGTAACTGAATATGTTTGAGCGTTATCAATCGAAATTGCTCCATTTCCTGTTTCATTCCATTGTAAAGTTTCTAAATTCAATGCAACACCAGTTCTAGAATTATCTTGATTTAATGAAATTGAAGTTGTTGCTCCAGTTGAAATATATGGAATAGATTTTGTTCCTTCTGGAAGAGTAATCAATTTATATTTCATAGATTGTGTTTCATCTGGAACCGCTTCTGTAATAGGTAAATTTTCAATTACTATACCCATTTTAGCATCACCGAGAGGATGACTTTGATTCCATAAATCATAGTCAATTTCGTCATCGGAAAGAGCAAATTGTGTAATATTAAATGCGGAACCGCCTCTTGCCAAAAGTTCTCTACCTTTTTTTGTTAGGATTGCGTCTACTGTAACAGTTGTGTTATTTAAGTAACCCATTTTAAAACTCCTTGTTAAAATTATTTTCTTACTACTATAAATATAATAATTATTTAAAAAACATCAATTTATTTATTTTGTTTGTCCTCTTGATTTTCTAACTTGTTGTAACCATTCTGGTAAAACTTCAATCGGAAGAACTAAAACAATTATTACACTTGGATCGTCATTTATGTCCAAATAAGTATAATTAGGTGTATATGTTGGATATGATATTTTATTTGGTATATCTACATTAGGAAGTTTACACCCATCAAATCTTGCATTTTTAATTGATGTTGGGTAATTATTTACATTCATAAAATCCGCATCAACATAATTTAATGATGAATAATTACTACCATCAACGTTTATTGCACCATTATAGAAAAATTTATATTTACTATAATACCCATCTCCTCTACTACCACTTACATTTTCAAAAACAGAAGTTCTCTTATTTTCACTATTCAATACACTATACCATACGCCAGTATCAGGAGTGTCATAATACTTTATTTTATTTACATTATATCTATAAAAAGTATTTGTAAATCCTAAATTTAAAATTGCAACTAAACTTTGGTCTATAATATTTACTTTACCCTTTACATCATATAATGATTTCATAACTGCAAAATTTACGTTATTTTGTCCACTAATTTTTAAAGGATTATTTGATATTTTAGTATGTATGTTTTCACTTTTTCCTATAAGTTTTTTAGTTACAGATGTAGTTCCTTTTTTATTAGTTTGTTCTATGAATAATTTGCTATTTACATCTATATCATCTTCAATATCTTGATATTCCGTTTCTATATCAGTTTCTATATCATATTCACCGGCAATATTTGTAAATTCACTTGGTATTTCTTCATCAAAACCAACATAAACAGTTGTTGATTTAGCCGGTATCACAGTAACTTTAACAGCACCAGATGCAGATACTTCATTTGTATCTCTAATAAATTTTTCAGGAGGTAAACCGGAAAAATCTTTTGACATTTTTACCTTTGACCTTTCAAGTATATTTGGTTCAATTACAATACCAAGTATTTCATTTGTTCTCATTGGAAGTGTTTGACGTATCTGATCAAAAACACTAAAATCAAAAATAGAAATTAAGCGTAGATATGTTGCAAAATCATTTCTATTTTTATATTTTTGCCAATATTCTCTTGCAAACCATTTTAATCTTGGATATTCATCCAGTTTAGTTGAACCATAGTCACCTATGTAATCATCAATTGCAGCATTTCCAATTGCCTCATATATGTCTTCGTTTATTATATGATTAGGAGAGAATGCAACCATCAACTTATTAGAATCTACTGAAAATCTATCAAATGAAGAAACCGATGTTGATTTATCAAAAGATAAAGGTCCATATAATGACGCAGAATCAATCCTAACTTTTTCAGAAAATGGTGTATCATTTGCAACAGTTGCAACTTCCATATTGTATAGTTCTACTGTTGATTTGTATGAACTTTCACTAAAACCATATAGATTTGCATATTTTGATACAGTTAAAAAATTATTCTTATTTTGGTCTGGATGTAAACTTTGTAAACTAGATGTTGTTGTTGGATTTACTTTTTGCCAAAACTTCCATTGTCCTTGTAAGTCATAAAATGAAGATGTGTATGTGTTTCCATTGTAAGCACGTGGTGCAAGCACATGGTTATTAAAGGATGATTCTTTTAATGGCAATGTCCAATATCTTAATTCAAAAATTGATCCAGATAATGAATTACTAGTATAATTGTTACTTCCTGATCCAATTACCAATGTTCCATCAGAAGACCAAGAATTATTATATCCAGGATCAACACTTCCGGTTATTAAAATACTTGCACTTTTTTCTATTAAAAGTTTTCCATATTTTTCTGTTTTTACGATAAAATCATATTTTTGAGTCGCACTATCATTATCGTTTGATAAACTCCTACGAATCATCAAGTTTAATGGAACACCGTCATATAGGTATTCATCCAAAATAGAAGCAGATTTATATGATGTCCCATTCCCCAAATGGAATATAATATCTCCCTTTTCTTTTGCAGAACCACTACGGTTCATAGTTACATACCAACTTGGATTTCCACTTGTATTTTTTTGTAATAAAGTTTGTTTTTCATTATCTTTATAGTTGTAATATTCCGATTCTTCCATCTTCCAACGAAATGTCAAAGTATCTGGATATTGCCAACTATTAGAAACATTATTTATTTTTTGCCAAGGAATTTCAACATAACTTGATGTTGCAGGAACTTGTAAACTTCCAACACATTTTAGATAATATGTGTGTTTTTCCCATTCTGCTCTAGGTATAACACCCAAATCTGCATTATCAGGACCACCGTATTCTCGAATTGAAAGAATTGTTTGTGGAATACCATATGCAGCAAGCAACGCCTTTATACTTCTAGCAGTTCCTTTACTTTTGTAAATGTATGGGAGATTATTTAATACCCTACGCCAAACTTCTTTTGTTCTTTCTTCTTCTGTTCTTGATAAATTTTTATCTACATAATTTCTACCAACCCACAATGGTTCGCCACTACCACTTATACCAAGTGCATATTCCCAAAGATCCTTTGCTTGTGTTCCGTGATTTAAAGTCCAACCTAAATTTTTAGTTGTTGCATGAATTAAATCTTGTGATAACCCGTCTTTTGGATGTTGTGTTCTTAAATTCTTTTTAAGAATATGATCTGTATAAAAATATAGTATATCGAAATGTTGTGCAACCATATTTACAAAAGTTGTAAATTGATCATTATCTTTATCATCTCGTAAATATTCTGGTATTGCTTTGTTTAAAATATTTTCATTTGTAAAATCATAATCTATTGCCAAATCTAAAACTTTTTCATGCCAATTTATAGCAGCACTACTTGTTGTTGGGTATAAATTAAATTTACCTTCTTTTGTTGAAATTGAAAAATTACTACCGGTTACTTCATATTTTGGATAGGGCGATAATGATCCAGTATCAGTTGATGTATAGATAACACTACCTGTTGTTTCGTAATACATCCATTTTTCAAATTCGTCAAATCCTGAAACAACTTTGTCACGGAGCATTTTTATTCTAACTTTATTTGTTTCAACCGAACCAGTATATGTATTCAATTGTGATAATAAAGTATTATAGTGTTCTATCAATTCTAATTTGTAATAAAAATTCTCTACCCTATCTTCCGCAGATGAATAAAATATAAAATTTTTAAATTCTTTAAAATCAATATTCAATCTTACCGATGAACCAGTATTATAGATATATCTATTTAACAGTTCTTGCGATGTATTTATGTTTGTGGAAAGTAAATCCGTCCAATTTTTATAGGAAGTTTCTGCAGATGACCAATATTTGTAATCAACTTCAAAATTTGGTCCTTGTATTGATTTTGTAAATAAAACATCATCTTCATCTATTAGTTTTACATTATCAATATATGGCTTAATTATCTCACTTGAAAGCCAGCATTGAAAATATAAATCAACATCGGTTGGTAACGGATCGAATAATTTTACATAAAAATATGTTGGATCACCATCAGATGTTACATTTACAATTGGTATTATATTATTTTGTCCAAAGTTAATAACAACCGGTGGTAAATATAAAGTATCATTCATATATTGTAAAACAAATGAACTCAACTCTTGTATTAAAATTGTATTATCTGGATGTGTTAATGATAATTTTAATTCTTTTCTATCTTCGGATATATCAGAAACAAATAGTTTACCGTTAGATACGGCAGAACCTATCATATTTCTTAAAAAATTGTAAACAACTTTATATGGTCCAGGATTTAAATTTAATTGAGCTAAATGTTTATGGACATTTAAATCGATATATTTTAATCTGTTTCCGTTTGCATCGGTTTCATTTAATAAATTGTAATCAACATTATATGTAGTTCCAACATAACCCGCGTTTGGATAAAATGCATGAAACTCAACATTTGTTCCTGGTGATAAAGGATCTTCAGGATTATTTAATATAGAAAATGATGGAATTATTACAATTTTATCAAGTCTTTTATTAAAAATACGAACACCACGAATTGAATCTTTGGTGTTTAATATTTCTTTTATATTTTTATATGAAAAATTTGGCATATTAAAACTTTAAAATATTACTAATTATTTAACCAGCACCGCCGGTTCCAGCAGTTCCGCCTGTTGCTAATCTACCTAAAACATCAAAATCACCAGGATTTCCAACTCTTAATGATGATCTAGTAAAACGTTCATCTATTGCTCTCGGATTATTAAATTCTGCCTCAAATGATTCAAATATATCATCAATATTGCCAATATTATCCGTTTTAATAATTTGATCCTTTATGTCTTCAAGTTGTTGTGCCATTTTTAATTCTAAATTAGACATAGAGGATGAAACAAATTCATCTTGTCTTGCAACATTTTCTACAACTTGATCTAATGACAATACCTGTGCATCTATAAGTCCTGCATTAGCTCTTTCTAATGTATCTATTGTCATATTTGCACGAATAATATCGGATGTGTATAATTCCTCAGCAGCTTCCCATCTTTCTTTTTGTTTAACCCAATCATTTATTAAAGAGTTTTTATCTGTAAGTTGTTGTTCAAGTTCAGATATTCTTTGTTGAAGTGCAGCAACTGAATTTTCGTTTCCTTCAAGTATATTACTTAAATCGGATAAAAGTTGTGCTTTTGCGTTTTGTTTTATTGTTTCGATGTCCGTATCTGTTAGACCACCCAAGGGAACTCCTTTGATAAAAGTATCTTCATATTGTTTTGCCAATTTTAACAACTTACTTTCAGCTTGAACCGCATCGGGCAAAGAATTAAATCCTGTTTTAACAACATATCTAAAATTTTTAGTAATAAATCTTTCATCTGCAACAGGAATGTCTATGCTACCAACATTGTCTGCAAATTTACTACCCATATAACTTATTATTCGGTTAGTTTCTTTATCTCTTATTAAACCACTCATCTAGTAACCTTAAAATAATAATTATTGTCAAATGTTTGAACAACATCGCCACCATCAGATTCTACTTTAATAACCACTCTATAAAATCTTTCAGGTTGAAATGAGTTCATCCATAAATTAAAATAACTGCTAGTACCGTCACAACTTATTTTAGAGCCAATTGTATCAAATGGTAATATTATTTCATCCGTATGTGCATCTCTAATTTCATAATATGATGAAGACGGTAGATGATAATTTACACTATGATATGATTGTGTTGTATAATTTTTTTGTGGAAAACGTGAATTTGCATATATTCTTATTTTTGCCTTTTCATATTGTCCATAGAACTTTTTAACCTTTACATTAAGATTTAACTGTTCATCTGGTAATGATGATAAACTGCCTGTATTGAATACTTGATCATCCCAAACTATATTTAATCTTGGAACATAAATTGTATTACTATCTGTTCCAAAAAATTTTAATCCATGTACCAAATTATCACGTGAACTTTCTATTTCATTTCCGTATTTTATTATTATACCATCATTTTCAAATCTACCAGAACCAGTTATCCATTTTTTTACAATATTTGTTATGTCCATGTAAACGTCTGTGGTTTGGAATGAGAATGATTGAGTGCATTCTATATTATCATAATCCCACCAAGTTCCACCACCCTCATGTGTAAAATAAGATGATGTAACATCAGCTATTATATTTGATCCACCCCACAAACCGTCATTTTGAATCCATGTTTGTGATAATTCATTCCATTCAAATGATGATATTCCAGGCGGTATATCCCATTCTACACCAGAAATTTGTGATGAACGATATTTCCAAGATACACCGTCTTTTGTATAAGGCAGATTTGAATACTTACCAGTGCCATTTGTCCATGATGAACTTAATGGATAAGCATATATTTTATACTCCTGAGGTATTTCGGTTATATCTGCCGTAACTAATGATAAATAATATTTAGCATTCTGTGATATTTTACCCGCATTTACGCGTTCTTCAACATCTGTCATGTCAAATTTCATAAGTATTCTACTGTTATAGACGGAGGATCCAGAACCAGGAGTTTCATGTATTAACTCTATTAGAGGATCTATACCAGTATTCATTAAATACTGTCTTTCATAAATAGTAGCATCTTTTTGAGCAAAAATAGAATATATCATCCAAGTGCCCTCGCACGACCAAATATATCATTATTTGGAAATTTTATTTCAAAAATAGATGGATCCAATGATGGAAAAATTATTCCATCTTTTGTAGCAGCATCCAAATTGTAAGCGTGTTGAGAATAACCAAGTGTCACATCGTTTAAGTTTTTAAATTTTACACTAACAACAGTTTGTACACCTTCGACTCTATCCAATTCAGTATAAACATTACTAACAACAATTGGTTGATTTATTTGCCATTTTTTTACATCAAAATATTGTTTCAATCTATCTATACATTTTAGTACAACTTGGTTTGAATTTTGGTCAGGCAAAGTTATTACATCAAAATCTATTCCCACATTGATAATATAGGCATCTCTAATGTTTATTGCATCTGTTAATATTCTATAATAATTTAAATATGTTTTTAAATTTTCTTTTGTTGCGTCATTAACAGTTGTTAATTTTTCATTTAAATCGTAACCTAGAACATAAAAATTTAATCCTAACCCATTTTGTACTCTATCGCTATTAAAAACAGATTCCGTTGTTAATTGTGTATCTTTCGTAATATATGCCTTGGCTATAGATCCATATCGTTGTGGTAGTGAATATGCACGAATTATGTAATCTTCTTTTGTAACTGCTCTATTTTGTGCAGCAAAAGAAGCAAGTGCATTTTGACGTATTTCATTTACATCTTCACTAAATTTGCCACCTGTTGCAGGATTTGGATTTGTTACAGCTACGCTTGAAACAGCAGCATTATAGAGAACTTCATCCAATCCTTGTGGATCGGTAGTTACATTATACTTTAAAATTTTTGTAAGAGTTTCAGATGGAACATTATCTTTAATACCTTGACCAGTTGTATAGTAAAATGTTAAAGTTGTATTTGAAGGTGCAAGTCCATATGTTTTCGTATACAAAAAGTTTGATGGATCAATATCAAGTGTAACATCGTTTGTATATTTGTTTAAAGATCCACCTACTAAATCTGGATTAGGTATCAATAGTTCATCATCCAAATTTGAAATACCTGCACCAAATTGAATTTCATATACACCATCTGAAACGTGTCTTGAAGTAAATCTTCTTGGTATTTTCTTTAATTTTAAAAGATATGGTGTCTCGGTTCTATATTTGCTAAGTTTTGCATCGTTTCTTGGGATATTTACAACAGAATCAAAAACTGTGTCTTGTGCTAAGTAAGGAACATGAGTCCATAAATTTCCTTCTGTGTCTACGGCATATAAAATTTCTATCAAATTTGATTCATCCAAAGTAACTCTATCGTATGGTTTGGGTGAATCAAACGTATATTGTTTTGTTGCAGTTTTTCCAGAAACTATTTTTGCAGATTTTCTTAATAACCAATATAACACTTCACCTGTAACATCATCTGCCTCATAAGGTGTTATTTCTGTTGGATCAAAACTACTACTAAATTTAAAATCAACATAATCTATTGTTCTAAATTCAGTTTGAGAATTTATATTATTTGTTCCAACTATCATTCCTGGTTCGATTGCAAGTGCATAATTAAAGTCCGGAACTATATCACCGCTTATTTGAATTGATGGAACAACTTGGAAAATATCTATTTTTGTATTTGCAGATATTCTATTTTTTGGCATATACCCCAATGATTGAGCAATATTTACTATGTTTTTCTTTTCTGTTGCATGTAATATCATTGATTCTTGTAACGTAACATCAGTATAGAATGATAAAACATCACCAACATATGCTGCCATTTCCAAAAACATCATTCCCGGAGAAGATTCATTAAAATCTTGATATGTGTCAGGAAAATAATTTTTTGCAAAATCAATTAAGTTTTGTTTTAATGTAGGAAAATCTCTACCTAAATAACGTATATCTTTTTCAACCAGTGCCATCGTAAATTGCCTCTAATGTGATGTTACCTGTAACAGATATAAATATCTTTATTGGTAAATATATCTGTGTTTTATCTATTCTTACAGTTAATTTTATACCAACGGCATGAGTAGGATCATCAACTCTACCATCATTTTCAATATTTATATTGACACTTAATTCCTCAATTACTAAATATGGAAGCCACATTTTTAAAGCATTTGATATATCAGTTTTTATTGTTTCAACAAAATTTTCTTCATCAGTTATGTTTTCAAAAAGAATATATCGTATCTCTGTTCCAAATTCTGGCAACATATACCTTTCACCCTTGGCAGTCATAAGTAAATTTTTTAAATTAGAATATACTTGATTTATATTGGTTGTGCTTTGAAAAAAGATTCCATTTGGATTATTAAATGGAATAGTAACACCAATATATTTATTGCCGTTTTCGTTTCTTTGGTCACCTGGATTTACAAATGTTTGGAGAGACGATTTTCTTCTGAATCTCATAATAAATTATCTCCCTTTTTGCTCTTCTATCTTTTTCATAAGAGCGGAATAATCTTTTGTTAATGCAGACATTACTTCTGCTGGAATTTCTGCCTTTGAATACCCATGTGGAATTGCATTTGAACTTTTTTCATGTCCAAAACCTTCCGCCATTTCTGATGTAAACCTAAATTCTTCTTCCATTTCATAACTTTCTTGAAGACTTCTTTTTGTTTCAGCAAGAAGATCTTGTATTGAATTAAATTCTGTTTTTTGAGTTTTTGCCTTTACAGTTTTTTTTGGTTGTTGTGTTTCATTATACATGGAAAGACCATGATTTAATGTAGAAATATCAGTATTTTTAGTTTGTTTTTGTGATATTTTTTTAGTAAGAGCATAATCTATTTCTTCTCTTATTATCGATCTTATCTCTTGTAAAAACTTTTTAGTGTCCATCTTTTTATCCTTTTAATATAAAACTTTAATCCAAAATTCTATCATACATTAGTTTCAAATCAGAAAATATATTTGGCTCTTTACCTATTAGACTATAATAACTATTAACTATTGGAGTTCTTCTGAATTTTCCGTTTAAATTTGATTCAACTTTTTGAGATCCCCAAGTAGAAACTGTTTTTGTTATTACAAAAAAATTACTTTTACCTGGCCATTTTACGTCAAACTTTTTTACAGCCATGTGATTGCCTTGATGTAAAAATTTTGAATATTTTGATCCAGTATTTCCTCCAATATTTACTCCCGTTAAATCAGGATTTAAATATAATATAGTCTCAACATGACTGTTTCTTGTAATTACACCAATTTCCCAACCAGTTTGATTGAATAAATGATCCAATAATCTAGTTCCAACTTTTGTTATACCGTTTTCTAAATCATAATGTACACCACGTAAAAACATAATTCCAGTTGGGTTTGGTAAAAGTTGTTCGTAATGAATTTGAGGAATACTTCGTGTTTTAACAACTGGCTCCTGTGTTATTACTACCTTTTTTATTCTTTTTTTAGGATTAACTGGATCCTGTTCATATACAGTTTTTCGTCTTTCAACCATTTCTGTATATTTTTCTATTATCGGTTTATCCAAATATGCATCAGTTGATTGGTGACTACCTTTGCTCCAAAAATCATTTCCATTTTTGTCAGTTTTAAAATAATTTTTAATTGGCACATTTTCTGCATCTTGAATTGATGTTGGAATTGCTGCAAACATTCCCCATTTTGAAAAACCAACTTGTTCTTCCGTATTTCCTTTTTTGTAATTTTCGGATGATTTTTTCCACCAATCCTCAGCACCATCCGCTGCACCAATTACACTACCATGATAGTGCATATATCCACCGTGTTTAACAACCGCGTTTGTTGTTATACCACACCAAGGCGGAGCTATGCCCCAATTTGCCTCATCTGGTTTATTCAACTCAACATTTGAATAAAGTCCTATACCGTAACCACCTGGTAAATTGTGAAAGTATGTTCTACCAGCAGGTATCATTCCCATATGTTGCTCTGTTTGATTATCTGCGATATATGGGACTAATTTATTCCAAATTCCAACTTCTGGAAAATTCATCCAAATTGGAAAATCAACCACATTTTCTCTACCGGTAATTACATTGGCACCTCTTCCTGTATTCTTTCGTAGTGTCATTAAATCACCTTTGAAGTGATATTGTACACTACCTATTTTACCATCAATAGTACAAGATTGACCGGGATTTACTACTCCAGAAAATTCATATTCCGGTTTTCCATATGGTGTATTATCTGGATACCTCCTAAAAGCCCACCATCCTGGTTTTCCAATTTTACCAGTTTGTCTTTGATTTTGTGCTAATAAATTTGGAGATATATCACTAACTCTGCTTTGTATTCTTTCAAAATTTCTTTTAGTCATAGCAGGACTTTGTTCCACTTGATCGGGTCCACCATCTGGTGTTTTTTGTGACTTTGCTTTTACATCATCTTTATTCAATGAATCACCACCGGTTGTTGAACCATCATCTGCATCATTTATATCATCTGTTGCACTGGCATCTGTTATTAAATCGGTAGATGGACCTTCAAATAATCCCTCTGTTGATAACCACAATTTTTCAAAATCAATTTCTTCACCATTTGATGTTGAAGGTGTTTGTATATTTCTTGTTGCAATTATTTGATCGTAAAACCAAGTTGTTTCTGGATTTGTTTTTATTGCCTCTAAAACAGATATAGCAACACCATTTCCTATTATGATAACGTCCTCTAATGGAACAGGAACTCCATCAACATCTATAAATCCATCTGCAGTTATAGTTGCGTGTCTTTCACCTATTTTTAGTGTTCTAACCCCATCTTTATTTATATTAAAACTTTCAGCTATTAAACGATTTGATCCAAATCCTTTTACATCGGTTTTCTCAAAGGTTGTATTATTTTGTTCTGTTTCATTTAATTTTGCCTTATCTTCATCTGTTAAATTTGGATTTAGGATTTCAACATCGTTTAATGATCCATTTCCATTAGATCTACTAGCATTTTCATCTATTTTTTTAACTTCATTTTCGTATCTAGTTCTAATTGAATTGTATCTTAAAGACCATAACTCTAATGTTTTTGAAGTAAATCCATTTTTATCTTGTGATGCACTATTAAGTAAACGATCTAATAAATTTGGTCTAAACGGTATAATTACAAGATTTGATGGCAGAATTAAAACACCAGCGGCATTTCTAGTACCGGTAGTTTCACCTTGTCCATTAAATATTTGATCAACACTATATTTTACACCGTCTACTGTTAATGTTGCATCCTGATTATCAATATCAATTGTTAATAATTGGGAAGATACTTTTTCAAGTGTATTATTAACTCTATCAACATAATTTTTTTCAAGTTCAACATTCAATTCAACTTTTAAATCAGCGGTTAATGATCCATCTGAATTATATGCATGTTTTAATTGATAATTTTTTATAGTCAATATTGTCTGGTTTGGAACTGCCATGTTATTCCTCTATATTTTAATATAATTATGTTTACCAACCAATAACAGTTGCAACAGGTCTATTATATCTTTCAGGATCCTTTTCTATCATTTTACCATTTCTAGCAATTTGTGCTGAACCACCACCATCACCACAATCTGTCCATTCTACTTTTTTTCCTTCTTTTTTAAAATAATCTAATATTTTTTGTGCAGTTACAATCATATTAGTAGAAACGCCAGCAAAATATGTCCCATCATCAAGTTTTCCAAAAAATGGGTGTCTTCCTACATAACCTTCCGTTATGTAACTTTGATTATTAGTAATGATAGTTCTTGCACCAGTAATTGCTATTCTTATATTTTCAAAGAATGATGCCTTTGATGTAACGGAAACAGTTTGACCTTCTAATGACCTAAAAATATCACCACCTTTTGCTCTATACATTTTAGGATCATCGTTTAAATAATAATAACATGGATGTGAAGAATGCGAATATGTTTTAGCACCATATTGTTTTCCTTGATAAACCGTTACACCATTTGCTTGAGAAGGTCCCCATTTATATTTTGATTCTGATCCACCACCAGTTCCATCTTGTGCTTCAAAAAAACCCCAATTGATATAATTTTTAAAATTAAATGGTGGATCACCCCAACCCTTAAATCCATCTGGAGGCACAAAACCACCATAAGCTTTATTTCCAGGTTTACCGTGTGGACCATTCAATCCCAATCTTTGAACAAAAAAACCATGAACTGGTTGACCATTTCCACGTGAACCATAACCATATTGTCCCCTTGCCTCAAATTCTGGTAATCCCTTTAAATCAAAACCAAATTTAGGTTCTTGTATTCCTATTACCATGAATAATGTAATATCATCATTACCTATTTTATATTTAATTTTTATTAAGTTTTTATCATCATCTAAAATACCTGAATCTAAATTTACATCATCGGTTGGTACAGCAACATTTAAATCATATATCTTTGGTGATTTGTAAACATTGGAATCAGTAATAAATGATCCACCAACCTTAACTGGTCTATTTTGGTTTTTATCCTCGGGACCACCGAATGAATCAAATCTGCCAGCACCAAGATGGAATTGATTTAAAATATTATTTTCACCAGATACCGATTTATTCTTTCTACAAATTAAATCATCTGTTATTAGTCCAGGTGCATATGCAAGACTGTCCAAAAAATTTTCAGAACAATCAAATTCACTGCAGTGTATATTAGCTGTTTCCGGTGGAAAAACTTGTAATCTATTATTAGAAACGTTAATTTTTCCAAGTTTTTCATTTGCAGGTTTATCTTTTTCTTTAGCCATATTTTTATTATTTCTATTTAATATAATTATTCATTCCAACCAATCACGGAAGGAATTTGTCTACCACTTGATTTTATAGATTTTCCTCTTGCATATAATTGAGTTGAACCACCACCATCACCATTATCCATCCATTCAACTTTTAATCCCTTATCATTAAAATATTTTTTTACAAGTTTTGCGGCATTAGTCATTGCACTACCATATCCTGCAAAATAAGTATTATTACTCAATTTACCAAAAAACGGAAAAGGTCCGTCATTGTAAGATGCATTACCTGTTAATTTATCGTTTTCTATATGAGGACCACCAGCAACTGGTATTGCTATCCTTATATTATCAAAAAAATTAGCCTTGTATGCTGCATCTTTATATGATGGTATTCCCTTTTCATCAAAAGAAATACCAGTTGTGTATGGTTTCGCATAGTATATTTCTTTTCCACGCAATCTATACATTTTAGGATCACCATTTACATAATAATAAACTGGTCTATTTTTCATTGAATCTGTTTTTGCACCTAGAGGTTTTCCATTTAAAATAGTTGTTCCTATGATTGCCCATTTTCCCCATCCGATGTGATTTCCTTTTATTCCATCTTCCTGTCCACTACCTTTTCCATTGTAACAATTAAAGAAACTCCAATTTACATAACCATTAAAATTAAACGGCGGTTCACCCCAACCATCCCATTTAGTTTTACCATAAATAGAAGGTCGAATACCACAATAATCGGTAGTTCCTCCTGTCAAACCTTGTCTAACTTTAAAATCAGCATGATATGGTGCGTTTCTAGATCTTTTTGAGTAATCCACAAATATACCAGGTGACACTTCTGATTGTTCTTGTTCAAATGCCAAAATTGGATTTTTAATTCCAACAAACATCTGGTATCCTTTTGCCAGTTGAACAACTCCAGAAATATCATTGCTTTCTTCTATTTCTGCATCAACATCTTCTACTGCCTCAACACCTACTTTTATATCATACATCTTTGGTGATTTGTAAACATTGGAATCGGTAATAAATGATCCATCAACTTTAACTGGTCTGTTAATATCTTCATCTTCAGGACCTTCAAATGAACCAAATCTACCAGCACCGAGATGATATTGAGTAAATCTATTTAATTCACCGGATGGTTTTTTTATATTTCTACAAATAATATCTCCAGTAACTAATCCAGGAGCATAACCAAGATTATCCAATAGTGTATCAGAACAATCAAATTCTTTACATTTTATATCAGCAGTTTCAGGTGGCAAAGATTGAATCGGATTACCAGCAACACTAATTTTTCCAAGTTTTTCATTTGGCAACTTATCTTTTTGTTTAGCCATAATTTATACCAATTATTTAAAATTTAAAATCAGGAATTTCTAATAAATTTTTTGGATATTTTGTAATCATATCAAAATTATTTCGTATTTGTCCTGGTATAGGTGTTTCTTTTTTTGGTGCAGATTTAAATGGATTTTCTATTAAAATATATTCTATTGAATCAAATAAATTAGAATTTTCATTTAATGTTGAATTTCTTTTTTCAATTGCATTTTTAGCACGATTGTAAAAATCACTCCATTGATTGTATTTTGTACCAACTGGTTGTTTCCCATTAGTAACTTTTAATGAAAAGGGAATGGTTTGACAACCGATTGACCAAGTATCTTTAAAACCACCTGGATGTAAATTTGTTTGAACTAAACCTAATACATCAACAAATGTATCGGAAGATTCATCACGCATGAATATAAATGGTGAGTTTGGCACTTTATACTGTGTTGATTTTATTATATCAGTAATAGTGTTAAATATTCCAGGAGGAACTGCACTGCTAAGATTTGGAAAATAATCAAAAATGGCTTTGTAAATTTCTGGAATTGGTAGAGTTTTAATAAATTGTTTTCCAAAAATAGATTGTATATTTAAGTTGTTGCGTATATCAAACGGATCTTCTGGATCAACACTTGAAATACTAGGAAATATTCTAGTTACAAATTTTGCAATTGTAGATTTATTATTTATTTGTTTATCTTTCAATCCGGCTTTCCATACATCTATAATAAGACCTCTAAGCGTTTGGTCAATAACCCCTTTGTTACTATTTTTTGATTGTCCTTGATTTTGAATAGACGGTTGAACTAATGCAGGAAAATCTTTTAATGTTTGACCGTTATGATAACCTAATGTATAGACATATTTTCCAGGTTGCAATACAGGATAACCAATTCCTATATTATTATTTACTCCAGAATTAGATGGTAATGTATTTGCATTATAGGAATACATTTCTGTTGGGCTTATCATCAAAAATATTGCATCTCTATATTTGTTTCTACCGGATTCTAATCCTGAAAAGTAATCTCTTATAGATACTATACATGGATAATTTATACCATTTATTAAATTCATTTCATCTAATTTAGCAAGAACAGTTTTTATTTCATCAATAGTTGCTCTTGGTTTTTGATAAGTGTCAGAAGTTTGTGATTTTGGTAAAAATGAATCCGATAAAAATTCACGAATTTGCATATCAGCGGATGCACCTGCACCAGGTTTTACTAAATTTTTTGTTTTATTATTAAATGACAAAATAAAATTGTTTATTGTTGCTGTTGTTCTTTGTTGTAATTTATTAGTACCATAACTCATTTCTCCGCCATTTGCAGCATTTAACGGATCAAAATAATAAGCTTTGGTTTCATAATCCAACCAATTTTCATCAAAAGCAAGTAAAGATTTAATTGGTGGAATTGAATCTAATGATGAAAATTCATTATCACTTATATCTAATGAAAATATACCATCTCTAGTAGCATCGTTTAGTTCTTCTAAACTGCTTAATTTATTTTTACTTAAATTTAAACCACCATCGCCTAAAACCACTAAACCATTTTCTTTTAAATTTTCTAATTTACAATTAGAACAAGAATATATGTAACCATCCGATCCATTTATTATAGTTCCACTTGGCCATCCAATAACGGCCTGTGGTCCATATTTTAATCCAGTTCCGTCTCCTAATGGATTATTGTCACCAACAAAAGAAACGGCTGCAATTGGTCCTTTTTGTAATGTTGTCAATCTATTATTAGAACAGTCAAATTCACCGTATACCATTTTTGGTGAATTTTCTAATGTGGTTAAATCTAATCCCGAACAATCAAATTTACCATTAACTACTGCAAACTTTAATGGTATTTTTCCATCTCCGGTTAAACCTTTCTTATTTATTTTTATTTCACCATCCCAAACAACTGATCCATCAGTTAAAACATCAAAAGATATTTTAGATGCACTTATACCACCGGTTTGTAATAAATAAATTATTTTTTCTCTTACACTTTTTTGATCGTTATTTTGAGGATCTTTAGTTTCAAAAAGTGATGGATCATATGTTATTACATTTTCTTCATCTTCTGGATAAATAAATGGTATTGGTTGTTGAATGCCTGCCTTATCTCTCCATTTATAGCCAGTTTCACCTTCATTTATCAAAGCAGGTGCTTCTTGTATTTTACCGTTTGCATCAATATATGTATTTTCTACATCAATAGGACCAGTTCGTATTTTTTTCTCGGATGCCTCTCTTTTTAATATAATATCACCGCTTGGTCCAGTACTAGGAACTAATCTTATTTGAATTTCATCGTTTGGACATGAATCATCACCAACATATTCATCTGAACTTTGTATAAAATATTTTTTGCTTAATTCATCTTTAAATTTTAAAATATTTGCCCTTGCCCTCGATTTACTTGTTTCCGGCGTATCATTACTACACAAAACATATCTATAAATTGCATATAAAAATGGTGTATCTAATGTTTGTCCATCCACACTAAATTTTGTTTTTGTTTCATCAGCATAAACAGTATATGTACCATAATCTTTTCCCTCAACACCTTCTTCAAATTCTCTAAATCCTGTAACACCTTCTACAATAGATGTACCTCCGGTTCCACCGGTTCCTGAAGGTGGTGTTATTGATATGCCTCCAGTTCCACCGGTTCCTGAAGTTTCTTCGGATTGACCGTTTGGTATAAAACCTTTTACTGCTCCTGTATTACCCGATTCCATGTTGTCTTTCAAATCCATTATAGGATCAGCAACAATTTGTTCTGCATTGTCATATATGTCTTGTATAGTGTCAGGTGTTATACCTATACTTTCATAATGAGTTCTAAATTCATCTTCATAAAAAGCCATTTCTGGAACAGGAATTACCGTAACTTCTTTTGATAATTCTCTTGCTTTTATTGGATTTGTTGTTCCAGGACCACCAACATTAACTACTGGATCAATGCGATATATTTTATCGCCAACACCTGATATTTGTTTGCCTCTATTGGATCTTTTAATTTTCTTTTCAGTTCCCTTAACTTTATTACCGTCTTTAACTGGAACTTTATTTTCAGTTTTATTATCTTTTCTATTTTTTGCTTTCTCTCTTTCTTTATTGGTTCTCTTAACTATTTCATTTCTTATGTTTTCTCTCTTTCTATGAATTTCCTTTACCTTTTCAGCTGCATTAAAAAAGTTACATATTCTGTTTTTCCAATCATCAAATCTTTTTTTATCATTTTTTATTGTTGGATCAGGATATATGCCAAGAGCAATACCAATTGCCTGTCTTGTGGCCTCATCAATTGAATCACAAGTTAATAATACACCATTTGGTAATTTTATACCATCTGCAACAAGTTTTAACATTTTTTCTTTATATTGTTGTGTTAGTGTATCTAAACTACCAACAGGATCTGCAACTTTTTCTATATTATTTTTTGGATCACCAAATATATCTTGCATTCCATTGTGTATATCTATCGTATCATTCAATAATTCCCAAGTTAATCTTAATCTTTCAGCAAGACTTGCTTGTTGATACTTTTCAAGATTTTTCCATATTGGATTATTTTTTCCAATTAAATCTCTTGCTCTGGTTACTTTTTTTGCACCTTCTTCAATAGTTTCATAATATTTCTTTATATCATCTTCGGTTATACCAAGTTTTACACCTTCTGATGTTAATAATGCACCAAGTTCCGGCGGTAATTTTTTAAAATCAACTCGGTTTAAAGCATCCATATAATTTTTTTTCTTAAAATCATCTATTGCCTTTTCAGCAGCTTGAACTGTTGATAGAGCATCATCCAATCTCTTTTTTACATCGTCTAATTTTTTTTGTGTTTCCTCTAATGTTTTTTGAGCATCTTGTAGATCTTTTGATGCATCAAGTAATGCTTTGCCTCCTACTTTCTTTGCTTCTTCTAATGCAGCAGTTTTATCGGTTAGTAATCTTTGAGATTTTGAAAATTCTTCAACGGCTTTTGCATATTGATCTTGTATATTTTTTATTTGATCATTTGGATCTGTAGATTTTGGTTGAATTACTTTTTTAGATCCAGGAGTTACTACCTGGTTTGTATATGTTTCATTTAAATCATCATCTTCATCTATAACTTGTGTTATTATTTCTTTGCCGTTTTGATCTATTTGTTTATCTGGCTTTAATCCAACATAATTAAATTCTGACCTTATACTCAATACACCTTCTAACTTATCTGGATTTCTAAAATTTATTTTTATTTGAGCAGACTGTCCTGGTGGTATAATTATTGGTATTTCCGCTTCAAAATCAATAGCATCATCTAGATCGGTTTCGCTATTCATTACAGAAAAATTGCCACCAGAAACAATTTCAACAGAGTCTATTATTATATCAGTTCCATCGATATTTACGTCTTTTAAAATAATTTCAGTTACTTGTAAATTATTTCCCAATTCACGTGGGTTAGTTATCGTAAAAACTCCAACAGTATTTGTTGTCATTTTTAAATCACGTTTTACAATTAAACCTTTTTTTTGTGGAAATAAAAAGTCTAAAATGTTTCCACTAAGAAATGAAATTCCAGAATTTACAAGTGAATCCAATTTACCATCAATTTCTTCTTGTTTAAATGCTCCACTATCTATCAATGCCTGTTTTATAGTTTCAGCAGCTTCTCCTAAATTTCCAGAGATAAGTAAATTCTGTATTCTTTGAATATCCTTTATTACTTGCAATACTTTTTTTATAGTACGTACATCAGTCCTAAGAACAGTTGCCGCCATACCTAATAATTTATCTTCTATGGCTAAAAAATCTTCTATTCTATTGAATGCCTCTCTTACTAAATTTTGTGCCAAGTTTGAAATGGAACCTGTCAGAGCTTGTCCAATTGTTACTGCAGCAATTATGGAGTCTTCAATAATCTTTAGTCCACCGCCAATAATTGGAATATCTGATAAATCTATTTTTAGTAAACCACCAATCCAAGATGCTTTTTGATTATCTTTTATTTTTTGTGAAATTAAAGCAATTTCAGCTTCGAGTAATTTACCAAAACCAGGATCAAGTGATACTGCAGCATCTCTTAATGCTTGCAAAAAATTATTAAATTCATTATTTGCGCCTATTGCAAGTTTTGTTAAATATTGGGTAACTGAAGAAACCGAATCACTAACAAATTCATATCCATCTTCGATTTTTTCTTGAAGATTTTTACCGAATTGTTCCAATGCACCTAATGGATCAGAAACAGATTCTACTGCTGCAGGTATGCCATCTAAAAGTCTTTCTCCTGGACCACGAGGTGGTGGTGGTCCAGGAGCTGATAATATAGTTTTTTGATAGGTTTCTTCTGCTAATTTGTTATATGCGGTGATTACAGCTGGATCGAAAGACACAGATAATAGAAATACACCTTCTGTATTTACAGTTAATTTACCATCTGGAGTAATAGTTGCAGGTTCATTTGTTGCTGCAATAGCAAAAACATCAAACTGCATAAAAGTTTTTGCAAAATCTTTTTTTCTTTCCGCTAAATCTTTTATTTTTAAATTTTGTGCAGCATCAAACAAATCTTGAGCTGCATCATTAAATCGTATAAACTCCAATATGTCATAAACTTCACCTGGTTTTGTTTGAAGTTGTATTTTACCAGTTGTAGAATTTTTTGTAAAAGGACTTTTAACAGAAGATAATATACTAGGTAAAGTTCCAGGAAGTTGAGCACCTAAATTTACTAAAAATTGTATTTGTGGATCTACAGCCATTATTAACCTCCACTTCCATCATTTAATCCATCAATTCTACGATTGACTTCATCTAAAAATTCTCCTATACGTTTTTCCCTTTCAACATCAACATCACCGCTAAGTTTTTTATATTCAGTCATTTCATCATCTTGTAAACGTTTCAATTCAGTTACAAGACTTACTATATCAGCAGTAGAAGCAAAATCACCTTTTATCACAGATGGTGATGTATCGCCTTCTTGGAAAGTATCATCTGTTTCAATATAAGTTGGCTCGTCTCTTTCTTGTGCTTTTTGTTTTTCCACTTTTGATGGACCTCCAGATTTTTCGTTTACAAATGCCAATTTACTTGGAAGTGTATCTAAATCTCCTAATAAACTTTGTATTTTTGATTTTGTAGTTATGAAATCTCCAACATTTATAGGAGCACCAGATGGTCCTGTTCCAGTTGGATGTGTCTGTCTTGCAATAGATTCGCATAAAAATATTAAACTTCTACATAGTTTTGCTAACCAATTTATTGTTCTATCACCTAATAATATTGGAGAAACAGCGTTTATTCCCAAACTTATTTTTTGTTCTGATTCAATTTCTACTACTTGTTTACCATCAAGTGATATACCCTTTTCAGAAGAAAATCCTATACCCTCTTTGCTAAATCCAATTATCTCTTGTTTTTTTGCATTAAATACAATTCTATCCGATGCAATAATAACTGAATTGCCACCGTATTCATTTTTCATAAATAGGTTTATACTTTTATCTTCAATTGATGGTGTGTATTTTGAGGCAGGTTCAAATTTAACATATTGTGCGGATGTCATCCATATTGATGAATCATCTTTATCCACACTTTCTAATATAAATTCATTAAATGGAACATTTTTTGGATTAGTTCCATTTGATATTATAGTTATTGGATTACCGGTTTCACCCAAACCCTTTTTCCAACTTGGTGGCTGAGGATAAGTTCTTCTTTCATCAACTGTTGATCCAAATCTAATGGATTGTCCCCATCTTCCTTCTAATAATATATCACCTGAATATGGTTGAATTGGATAAACGTCAAATCTTTCCGGAAAATTAGGATCTATAATTTTACCAGTATTCAATCTATCTTTTACTTTATTCCCAATACCATCCTGTGCATTTTCTCTTTTTTCTACATTTTGTGGAGTAAATATTTTTGCCATATCTCTTAAACCAGGCAAACCGTTATGGTGAACCGATGATTGTATAGATATTGGATTTGTATAATAATATTCTTGGGACAAAGCAACAGCACTTGCATATGGTGATGGTGCTTTTGTAACCAATATGATTTCACCCTGTATTGGTATTCTTTTTATATTTGCATCCATTGCTCTTGCACGAATAACATCGTAATTGGTTTGTGAACCAAATGCACCATGTATTCTACAAAATACAGTATAAAGTCCTTCTTTATTTACTCCACTAAAATCTACATCTATAACTTCAGCAGGAAACCATTCGTAACTTATACCATTAAATACGGTCTGTTGTGGATCTAATACCATTGACAATATCAGTCTCCTCTTGATCTTGTTGAATTTCTTGTATACCTTTTAATAAGGCTTCTTTTTCTTCATCAGTCAAAAATGAGGATGTTTCTTCACCTTTATTACCTATAGCACGTTGTATTACCGCTGCTAATTTAACTAAATGTTCATCATTCTTAACCGAAACTTCTATAAAATCTTTAATTGCAGGAACTAGTATTGCCGCATCACTTATATTATTAAGCATGGGCTTTAAGTCAGCAATCAAAAGATTTATCTGACGGTCTTTTTTCTTCTGATTATCGTAAATGTCTTTTAATAAATCAGAAAATTTTTTATTACCAAATATTTCGTCATCAAATTTCATAAATATAAATATGTTAATTGTTAATTATGTTTTGAATTTGGAACCATGACATTTTTTCTATATTAACACCGTTTTTATATTGTAAATACATTTTTCCGTATAATAATTTTATTTTTGTTATTATATTAGTTATATTTTGTGAATTAACACCAGTTCTTTCTCTTATGAGAATGTATATTGCCTTTTTGTTATAGTTTTCAATATTCTCTCTTGTTTTAAAAAGATAAAGTATTGCATCGGCAACTTGAATATCTCTTTGTTTTGTAAAAAATAATGCTAAATTTTTTTCTACAAGATTTACAAAAATATCTATAAAGTCTCTTTTTTCTTCTATAAAATCATGTCTAACTTTTTCATTTACAATATTTCTTTCCAAATCAATAGCACCAATATCTTGACTTCGTTTAAAGTGATAATAATTTTTATTATTTTCTGCAATTAAATAATTCTTAGCAACAATTGAAAAGTAAGAAAATGCCTTACCGTTTTCAGCTTTGTATTTATGTATTTTTTCGTGAAGAAATGATACTACTTCATGTTTAACATCTTCATGTGATACATCAAAATTATAGAACTTAAATCTGTGTATCATAATTTCTGCTAATTTGTAAAATGCAGGATGTATCTTTTGTGTGTATATTATATTTCTTTGTATATCATCTTCCAAAGAATTATACAAAACAATAGCATTTTCTGTATCTTTTGTAAAATAAATATTTGGTTTTTTTGGACTACGTTTTTGTTTCATAAAATGTAGTCCTTTTGAAATACAACATCTGATTTTGGTTGTTCAAGAATAGAACTTCTTTTATCATCCAAAGGTTTTTCACCAAAATAAACAGCAATATCATTTACAATATCTTTCATTTCTTTGAAGAAATATCCGGTTTCATCATCAGCTTCAAATGCACCAATCCTATCTAATTGTCTTAAATAGGATTGTTGGGATAACACTCTATTTTTTAGTTCGGTTAAAAACTTCTCATTTTCTAAAAGTGTATCAACACTTTCTTGTGTCATTTCATCTAATTTATCAAACTTTTTATACAAGTTTATATTAACATACAACGATGCTATCAATAAAACCGATAAAACAATTATTGTCATTACCATATCAACCCCTCGTATGTTTTGGTGGAATAATTGCATCAATTACACCCATATCCAATGCATCCTTTGGTGTGATATAATAATCTTTAATTGTTACATTTTTCCAATACTCTTTGTCTTTGTTTGAGTTTGTTTTAAGTATTTCCAAAAGTATTTCTTCTAATTTCTCCATGTGTTGAACATTTGCTTTCATGTCAGAAGACTTACCATAAATATCAGAACTAATTTCATGAAACATGATTGTGCTATACTGTGAAGCAGCACGGACACCCGTTCCAGCACAAAGTATTAGAGCAGCAGCAGACATTGCTCTTCCTCTACAAATTGTATTAACCTTTACATCAAGACTTTGCATATAGTCAATAATACCAAGTGCCTCATATACCGAACCACCATCGGAATTGATAATTAAGTTAATGGGATCATTTTTATTTTCATCTTTTCTCATATGAAGTATTGCACGAATACGTGTAATAATATCATATAGACTACCATCCATTATCTCACCGAACAACAATACAGAAGATGCTTCAACATCAATTCCGTAATCCATTTGTGTTGTTGCTTCTTTCCATCTAACTGGAATATCATTTTCACTTTCTTTTGATTTATTGTTTACTATTTTGTCTTCAACAACTTCTTCGCCATCATAAAAATCGTTCATAGTAGAACTCCTAATTAAAATATGAGAATGACATTCTACAACGATACACCTCTCCTATATCCTAAATCAGGTTTAGGTGATTCTTCATAGAATGCCCTTTGTTCTTCTTGTTGATCTAATATACCAATTTCTTCTTTAACTGCCAAATTTTTTTTTTGTTTTTTTATTTTTTGTTTTTTATGTATAACGATATTTTTTTCTTTTGGGGATTCTACAACATCCATAACAGTTTCTACAACTTTTTTATTTTTAGATGGTGGTGGACTATCATCATCTTCTGGTGGAAATTCTTTTTCTTTCGGGCTAAGATGATTAGCTGCAATTACTAAACTAACTGCCAATGGATCAAATACTGAAACTAATATGAGTATAAACCAATTAACTATTATGTCCATCGGTGCACCAGTCAATCTACTCAAATATAATAATGGTCCTATTTCTGATGTATATGTTGAATTTTCCAAACCTAATTTTTCTTGTTCTAATTTTGCAATACTATCGGATAAACCAATTGATTTTTGATTTAGTTCCGATATTTCTTTATTTAAGGTTTGTGTTGAATTATCAACAGATTGGATATTTCTCTGCAATCCTTTCGTTCCTTTTTTGGAACTTAATTGAGTATTCAGAGAATTTTCTTGGGTAAGTCTTAATTGGTCATAAGATGATATTCTTTGTGATTTTTGTTTCACAAGAGTATCTATTTGGGATTTTTGTTCGAGGTAAATATCTTTTTTCTTATCAATTAACACAATCTTATTTTGAGTTTCATAGATTGATTTTGCAGTTTCTTGATATGAATTTGTAAGATACCCATAAACACCAACCGATGTCAATATCATAAGGA